GCTGTTGAGCCATCTAAACAAGCTAAGCCCGCTGGAATAATCGGCGTAAAAATTTGATCTGGTGCAGCTGTTGCGGTCGTAAATATGTAAGGCGCGATTCGGTGATCGTTAACTGTGACAGTTAGATCAAACGCAGCTCCGCAACCTGTAATCTCAACAGTTTGACCGGGAACGAAATAGTTAATTCGTTGAGTAGTGTAGAACGCCATTAAGTCTTTGACTTCAATACCTGTAACAGCTGACTGATAGCCCGTTAGTAATGGCAAGATCGCGCCCTCGGCGCTCAAAATCATAGATTCTAAATAAGCGTCCGAGTAAAGAGAAACGCTAACACCTAGCACGTCGCGAAGTTCTTGCGCTGTAACTATTTGTGGCATTAGCGTTCCTCTCTCGATTCTGCTCGGTCGCCTCGGGAGCGAAACGACCGATGATTATTTATTTAGACTCAGACCTGATTCCAGCAAGCGCCGAAAGGAATCTTTGGAGCGATTGCGGCGTAACCATAATAAAGAATATCGATGGTTCCGTCTGAATTAACATTAGTACGCAGCTCAAAACGTGGGGACTCATACCATGTCCACGCGTCTGGGTTGATTACTACCATTGAGTTATCGCCGACTGATGTAGTGGCTCCAGCGTTTCCGATTGAACGTGAAACAAATAGATTTAAACCTGGAGAAACTAAGCCGCGAAGTGAATCGCCGCGAACGTTACCAGCTGCGTTTGATGGCTGAGCTGCGTTATACAGCGGAGCGCCATTATCCGAGTAGCCCATTATGTTTGTCCATTGTCCTGGGCTCACTACTAGGTTACGAGCGAACCCAAGTGAGCTGCCATAAACAGCGCCGACAGCTTGTGAAGTAAAGCCTAAGAATCCAGTTGGTGTGTTTGCGTTAACGCCTGTTGACTGACCAGCAGCAACGATTGTTCCTGTTGCAAACTCATCTGTAACTTTAGCGTAAGCAAATTCGAGATTTTGGAGTAATGCTGTTAGGTAACTTGGATCTGATCGGTCGATGAGTTCGATTGTTGAAATTGCGCGACCTTTGAAGCTGTTAACTGGAACTGAAATATAAGTTGCGCTCAGATTTGATTCTGTAATCGCAGCATTTTCAGCGATGTTTGCAACGGTTGGAACCGCTGTGACCTTTGGCAGCTCGAAAGTCATACCAGTAGCACTAAGCGCTTCGCGAGATAGTGCGTCGATCATGCCGCGATCCGCGTTAGCTAGTGCGTTGATAACTGTACGGCTTTGTGGTGTTGGAACCATGCCTGGAGCTGTCGAAGTTGTATTATCGGCGGCTTTGACGTACTGGCGAGCGTCCTCGTCGTGTAAAACTGACGCTTTAAGTGAATACTGTAGATAAGAAACCTTATCGACGATTGGTGAACGTGGCGCGGTGTACGCCATTGGAACGTGCTTTGACGCTTCTACCGATGTCTCGGCAGGAGCGGTTTCGGTAGTGTCTGACACTTCGTCTCCTTCTGTTGTTGGATTTGTTTCTTCTGTTTCCTCATCTAAGGGATCAGAATTTTCATCTGTTGATTCGACTTCATCTGTTTCTGTTTCGCTCGCAGCTACGCTAGAAACGCGCGCGCTGGCGATGGCGGGATCAGAAACTAAAGACACTTCATCGAGCGAACCTTTAGCTACTACTAAGACGCCATCGACGAAATCGTGATCGCTAACTTTTACGCCGACACTAAATCCATCGCGCAAACCGCTGGCGGCTTCTTCTAAACTGTCGTTGCCCGCATTTGTTCGCGCGATGGAAAATACCGCGTCGATACCTTGATCGGTTGCGGTCATAGATAAAACTTTTCCAATAGGTCGTGTGCGATCATGTTCTAGCAATAATTTCACGTTCTTAGTCGGAATAGATTCTGGCTTAAACGTCGTAAGTCCAGCGGACGTTGCTCCAGTTTCGTTCCACGTTACGACGCGTCCACTAATTGTTCGAGATTCGTTATCGGCTGACGTAATTGTTAACGGCATAGTTAGTTTCATTTGATCATTTCCTCAGCTTGTCGGATTTCCTCGACGCTGATTGCGCCGATTTCAAATAATGTTTTGTAAATTGCTACACGTTCAGCTTCGCTTCCGCGCAAATAATCCTCAAGTCTAAAATTGACTGTTTGAGTTGACGGAATAAAATCTGGCATGCTTAATCGCGTGGATATGCTGGTCATCAACGGAATCAAAGAGAAATCCAGCAAAGTTTTGCGTGTGACATTAGCGTTGGAGTAAGTCATGCTCGATCCAGTTTCAGCGTCAACGTAAAACGCTGGAATACCAATAGCACGAGCCAATTCTGTTGCGATATATGAACGCGCTGCCGCGAGCTGTAATTTTTCAGGATCAAAGCCGACAGTTTGTAATTCAACGTCCGCATTTAAAAACGCGGTCGAACGATTACGTCGAGCAACGCCCCATGACTCAAGTAATTTTGCGATTCGATCAGCTGGTAACGCTGTGCCGTTTGATTTTAATACCATTGACGGAACTGGTTCGCGCGCATAGTTAGCAGCTGCGCGTTCTAATTCCGCACCTGTACGAATTGTGCGACCAGCGCGATTTAATAATCCTTCATCATTTCCATAAAATACAATTAACGATCCAACGCCAGAATCGGGAATTTGTTTTCCATCGATCGTGTAATACATAACTTCGGTTCCGTTAGCGTTTAAAAATACGCCGACACGCGTTGGCACGATTCGTTGAACGGAACGAATTCTCATAGTGTCGGCAAAGAGTTCGGTAATTTGCCAATAGGCATATCCGTAAAATAATAAATCCTCAGCTGTCCAGACATAAGTTGCGCTACCAGGTACGCGTGGATCGGGATCACGAATTACGCGGGGCGCTGGCACTTCGAGCCCTGTCGTATTGTCCCTAAGCTGTAACCCGATTGAAGCGATGGACGAACAGATGATCCCGCGAGCACGTGCGATCGTGGGTACACTCATAGCTTCCTCGCGCGTAGCCTGAGTAGCGCCGCCGTTAAAGGTATAGATCGAGTCCAGCGCAAATACAGGTGAAAGCGAAGCCTCAATATCGGAATTTTGAGATGGCGCTACAGCTTCAACCTTTGACGCAAAGAGATCACGAATACCCATGCGCGAATTGTGTCAGGCGTATATCATTAACCCGTCATTATATCGAAGTCCATCTCTGGGCGTGTCGCGAAGTGTGTAACTAGCGCTGTCGCTACTGCCGCGCAAACCGCAGCTTGCGAAGCTCGACGTCCAATAACCCAGCCACCATCGCCGCGCTTTAATTGGACAGCCGAAAGAATCTGTTTAGTTAGATCGCTTTGCCCTCGATGACGTAATCGCCCTGAGTTGATCGCACCCAGCAGCTCGTCGCAGCTCTGTGGATAAACCGAGTCCATGTCAAAGATTGGGATACCCGCTGGCTGGAATCTAGCCGCTACCGCGCCGCTAGTTCGCCTCGAATATAGCAAATACTCTAACGGATACTTCCGACAATATTTAGCAGCCTCATTTGCGATTTCTCGATCGTCGAGCTGGACAGAATTTTCCCATGTGTGAAGCAGCTTGACCACGAACCGCTCGTCGCCCAATTTCTGAGCAGCGACTAACGCGCAAAATTTGCGATCGGGCGAAATGTCTAGCGCCAACCAGGTAAGTTTGTCGGGATCAAGATCGACGCTCTCATCGTGGCAATTATTCCACTCGTTAGCTCCAATAATGCTCGAGATAGTTTGAACCCATCGGCATAAGACTTCGGTTTGTACGACTTCGGGCGGATCATTTAAAACCGCCTGAATATTTTGTATATTTATAGTGTGACCAATAGCTGGATTGGCCGCAAGCCAATTTGACTTAAGCTGAATATCGTCGGTCGGTGCGCTCCACTCAAAATACCCGATGTCATCGTCCGCCCCAGCTGCCGCCGCTAGTCCACGTTCTCGGAACGCATTTAAAACGACCGAATGAGAATCTCCCGCGTTCGTGTAGCTCATAATCATAGGATTCTTAGCAGCCATAAGGGTATATCGCAGCGACGCGTAGGATTCTAAATCTTTCATCTCTCGAAGCTCGTCTAAATGGATTGCCGATGGCGCGGACACGCCTCGAGCAGCTGAGCCGCCAGCCTTTACGATAAATCGGTTAATTTGCCCGTTAGTACCTTTGACTTCCATTTCCTCGGAGCCATGACTCCACCGAATACGCTGAACACGCTTAGATAGCATTTCAGAGCTCTCAATTAGGTTGACGAGCTGGCGAAATTGCTCCAGGGACGTGGCTAATCTGTGAGCTGAGCCAATCTGTAACGGCTCGTCCCATAAGAATAAGCCGCCTAAGATTCTGATTTGCTGTAAAAATGACTTGCCATTTTGACGCGCAACGACTATGCAATTAGTCGGTGTAGCCCAGCGTCCGTCGGGTTTGTATTTGTGCGTGTGCTCTAGCGCAAATTTTTGCCAGGGCATAAGCCCGTCTGGGAGTATGTCAGCTGCTAAATCTATGAGATCAAAGCCCCTAGATGGTAAATCATTGAGCGGCGTGTGGATTCTAGGGGTCGGATTGCCATAAGTGACAGCTGTTGACGGCGGTAAAACCGATAGCAGCCGATCTGAGCCTATGTTGTCGGGTAGTTGACCGATTATGACCTGATCGCCTTTAATCATGACTTACGCT